GCATAGATCAAATAGTTTGGGGTGATGGAATAGGTAGACATGCACGACTGTTTATCGTGTGGTAAAGTATACTGCTATATATTTACCGTGGAGGTTCGAATCCTCCCCCCAAAGCCATTAAAAACCAAAGTTTGATAACGGTTCAACTTTGTATTTTGTATATGTATTATATCTTTTTTTTGTTTCAAATAAATTGATAGCATTATCAACCATTCTACAACTAAATCCCCATTCATTATCATACCATGCCAAAACACGTATCATATGGTTATCAACTACTCTTGTTTGTTCACTGGCAAATATACAACTCTGTTTTGTATGATTAAAGTCTACACTTACTAGTCTTTCTTGAGAATACTTTATAATGCCATTCATCTCTTCTAATGAAGCATTCTTTATGATATTGTTTACTATATCTACATCAACCTTATGTTTTACATTAATGGTTAGATCTACTGCACTCACATTTGGTGTAGGTACTCTAATGGCACCTCCTTGTATTTTGCCAGCAAGACTAGGAATAACTAATCCAAGAGCATCTGCCGCTCCTGTACTAGTTGGTATCATACTCATTGCGCCTGCTCTTGCTCTATAAAGATCTTTATGTCGCCTATCAACTGTGCCTTGATCGCCTGTATAACTATGTATAGTAGTCATTTGTCCATTTACGATATGTAATTTATCATGTAAAACTTTTACTAATGGTGCTAAACAATTTGTAGTGCAACTTGCATTGCTTATTACTTTATCGCTTGGTATGACATCTTTATGATTAACTCCGTACACTACTGTTCTATCCACACTACTTGCAGGAGCACTAATAACTACTTTTCCTGCCCCGTTTAGAAGATGTATTTTTGCAACATGTCCATCATTAAAAGCACCAGTACATTCCAAGACAACATCACAACCTTGCCAATCTAATTGGTTTATATCTTTAGTATTACTCCATGCTTTGATTTTATCTACATCGCCTTTCCAACGTCCATGAACACTATCATATTTTAATAAATGCATATTTGTATCTACATCACCTGTTGCATTTATTTTTACTATTTGTATATCTGGTCTTTCATCTAGTATATGCCTTGTAATACATCTTCCTATTCTGCCAAATCCGTTTATTCCTATATTAATCATTTTCAGATCCTTCTTCTTTGAGTCTGAATTTTATATCACAATAGCCACAGATTGCTTCCCCACCTTCTGGTATAGTGTAATATACTTTAGGATGGTCCATATTTTCACCCATACACCAGACCCGATTTTTATCAACGTAAATGATAGTTTCAGGTGGCTTGGTCATGTCATTTAAAATTCATTAATACCATTTGTGCATCTTTTGTTATGAGATCGATATATAATCTTTTTGATAATTCTATACCAAATTCATTAGACGAAAGTGCAAAGATATATTTGGGAATATAATTGCCTTGTTCAATGTAAGATTCCATTGCAGGCCAATTATCTTTTGTTGGATTACTGATTGCACAATTTGCAGTATCCTCGCATACAAATACTTCGCTTTCAAAAAACCTTTTTGAAATCATTATATTTCTACCTTTTTTTCTTGGATTTCTTTTCTTCTAGCAGGAATAAGTTTTCCTAACTCTATGAGTGCTTTTCTTGCCCTAGCCGCAGACACTTTAACATTTTCTTTTTCAAACTTTTCAGATTCTTTTATATAATTAGAATATGCTAATTTTATTTCTTCATGTATATTTGACAAATTATCCTCCATCTGCAAATACTGTTGATTGTGTAACTCCTGTAATTTTAGCACCACATTTATATGTGTCGCCATCTCTACCTATTGGCAAATTATTTGCAAATACTGTTTCGCTATGTGTATCTAATCCTGTTTGATGTGTTGCACAGCCAGGAAAAGTATGTGAGGCTTCTTTGTCACCTTTACGCACAACTCCTACTTCATTTACAAATACATCTTCACTACCTTCATCAGTAGCAATAGTTTGGGGATCTGCATCACAGGCTATACCATCTAATGGATTTAAATCACCAACGCTAGGGTGTACAGTATCAACTGGATCAACTCCGTCTTTTCTTGCTACTAATGGCATTAGTGTCCGTATCCTGTTCCGTTATAACCAGTGTTTTCCAGATACTCTTCAAAATCCTGATAAGTTCCAATAATATCTCCATTGACTTTTATCTGTGGAAATGTCCTAGCACCTGGAAATTCTTCCAACACCTGTTCTCTTGTAAAATCTGTGTTAAGTTCTTTGTATGTATAATTATATCCTCTTGTTTCACATACCATTTTGGCACGATCGCAAAAAGAGCATAATTGCTTACCCCAAATTTCTATACTCATATTTCACAATTTCCGGCTGTACAGGCTAATTCTTGGGCACCTATTGTCATATCTTGTGTTTCATATTCTGCAAGTTTTTTCCAATCAACACTTTTTGGCATTTTACTTATCATTTCTTTGTATTGTGCTTCATCACAATCTTGATAAGGTGCTTGTCTATATGTATGATCTGAGAAAGGTAAGAATGATACACCTGACATCCAATCAAAGTTTGCATATACCCATGCACCTACTTCCATCCATTCATTTTCTTTTACAGAAATAGTCACAGATGGTTTGTGTTCACACCAATACTTTTGATATGTCAACCAATGTTCTAATTGTTCAATTGCAGTCATATCAGTTCTAAAAATGGCTTTTTTGTCTACCTTCATTGGAAAGGAAAAAACAGATGTATGTCCTGGATTCATTACATCATCTTCAATAGGAAATCCTGCATCTGCCATCATTTTTGTTAAAGGATCTTTTTTGTCACCACGTACTGTCCTAATATAATATGGATTATGTCTGGCATGAATACCACTTGCGGCATCTGTCAACTGTGATACAGTTCCACTTGGTTTCACACAAGTAATAGCGGCACTTACAGGAACTCCAATAGCATTTGCATATTTTTTATTTGTTGCTACTGCTTTATCTTTTAGTTTTGTAAGAAGTTCTGGAAGATTTTTATTCTTTGGACTTGTTAATGGTGAATCCATAATACCAGTTAGACTTACTCCTAGTAATCTTTCTTCTTCACAATTTGCTTTCCATTGTTTGCTGAGGTACTTGAAATTAACAAGAGTAGATTGTAGTGTTCCTATAATTGTTGCTAATTCTACTTTCTCCATTAGAGTTTCTTCTGTATCATTTGGTCTAACAACAACCTCTGATAAATTACAGAATTCTCTATCTCTTAAAATAATTTCGGAGCATGGATTTGTGCCAAAATTTTGACCATCTGTGTTCCTTCGTCCATTTCGTCCTGCCTGCTTGATTGCAGATTCTCTGTTGAAGATTCCTCTTTCTCCAGATTTAGAATCATAGAGGGCTTTCCATTCGTCCATAAAAATACCAATGTCAGGTTTTTCTGTGTAACAAGCAGAATTGTTTGCTAAAGCACGTTGAGCATTTTGCTCCCACCATTGTCCTGCTTTTGCATGTCGCATTCTGTCATCAGATAAATTTGATAGTGAAATCAAAGCAGATCTCCTTACCCCACCAACTACTACTATTTCAGCAATTTTACATACAATATCATGGCATTCTAAAGATGATAGTTTTCTTCCGTGTGCACCTCTAAAAGTGTTGACACAAAAATTAAATAAACTGTCTAACGGTTCAGGTCCAGATGCTCTCCCACCAAATGTTTTAAGTGGTGCACCTGCTTCTCTTACTTTACTTAAATCCCATGCAGGAATTTGTCCTGAGTAAAGCATAGCAATTAACTCTTTTAAACCTTTTGCCCAACCTAGTTTACTATCAGCAACTTGTATTACTGTATCTGATTGATAAAATTCTTCGGCTACCACTGGTAATTGAGATACATCTTGTCTTTCTACACTAAATCCTACACCTGTACCGTTCATTAGCACATATAGTATTTCATCAAATGCTTGGACACGATTTACAGCAACATACGAACAATTATACCCTGCAATATTTTCTCTTTTTAAAGCCTCGCCTGCTGTCATCAAGCAACGCATTGAAGGCATAACTTTTGTTTCTAAAACTGCTTCTTCTAATTTGTTTCTTAGTTTTGGTTCTAATTTAAAATTATGCATCTCTAAAAGATGCTCCTCAAAAAAGTTAAAATATCTTTCGATAGTTTCACTCCAAGTTTCCCTTCTGCCCTTATCATCTAGCCATCTAGAATATCTAGACAAATGTATAAACTCTTGGTATAGTGTTGGTAAGTGATTGCTTCCGTTAATAGCCATAATTTCTCCCGTTCTCTCTTTACTCGCTTATTAATTATCTCTCATTAAAGAAATAGTGCATATATATGTAAAAAACTTAATACTCATTATATACATCTTTTTCCCTAATGTCAATGAAAATCTTTTGTGGTAAATGATTCGTGTATTCTAATGTTTTTGAGGTTAGATATTTTACGAATTTTTTCACCATTGTAAGATCCTATTATGATTTTTTTATTTACTGAAATTAGATAAACTAAATCTTTGATTTTTTCATCTACTCCTATATGTATCATCGTTTGCATGTTCTTAAAACATTCAGTTAACTGTAAAGTATAACAAATTCCTAAAATTTTTCTGAATCTGCAATAATCATTTTCTAAAATCAATTCCCATGGATCAGGCCATGACAATTTATCATATGGATCTACATTTCTGGGTTTGTCAGGAAAACTATTGTAATAATCTAGCACTTTTTTTATACTAGATTTGTTACTGTTCAGCGATGAACGAAAATTTTTCCACGACGAAATTCTATTCGTATATTGTAAATCCATTAATTACTCAACATATTTAATCGTGTATGAAAATAAATCTGATAAAATTGGCGTAAATAAATTTACTACGCTTACATCTATCATTCCTGTTACTGAATCGTATACTGCGGTTATAGTGATTTCACCTCCGTTTAACGGATCATAACCTAACTGATCACTGGTTTCTTCCATAATCATATTTGCAGGATTTTTTAAATAGGTAAAAGTCAATGAGCCTTTTTTGTAAGCAACATTAGAACTAACAGATGCATAATATTGATAATCTATTTTTACAATGCCGTGATCATTTTCAGCAGGCACTCTTAAGAATTTATAGGCAGTTGGTTGATTTCCAATAGTACAACTCATTGTATAAAGATTTTCGTAAGTTTTTTTACCACTTATGTCAGATTTGTAATCAGAACTAAGATAAAGAGTATCACTTGTTAATTCTTGTGCCCTTTCAAAATAGTCGCCTATACTTGTGTTTCCATATTCGCCAAAATGGATAACACTATGAGTTGCTTGGCTACTATTTCCGCCCATGTTACCTATACTTATAAATTTATTATTTAAACTACTGTTATGCTTGCCATATGTAATATTAATAGCATTCAAATCAATATTTCTAAACACAGAATCTTTAATGGTATTGCTTTTTGGTCCTGTGTTTTGTCCAAGCGAGCCAATCACTGTGTTCAAACCAAAAGATACACCATATCCACAATCATGTATATTTACATTACTAATATTATTGTAGTAGACATCATTATCACTATATATACCTTTAGCAAAGTTGGCTATTTCAATATTTTTAAATGTGTTATTGTTAGAAGAAACTGGAGTGCTTAGTCCACCAAGTTTAATACCACAATAATCAACAGTATGTCCATTACCACTTGTCCAATTTCCAGATATTTTTAGATCTTCAAATAGACTATCTCTACAACTTACTAAGTGTATAACACCTCCATATGTTGTGCTATAAAGTTCCATACCTTTAATGGTTATGTACTGTGGTTGATTTTGGAATGTGCTACTGCTATCTAAAGAATAACTACCAGGACTACTTAATTCATTCACTGTTTCAAAAATAATTGAACTAGTAGATGTAATTTTAGTTTTATCCTTACCTTCTCCAATAATGGTAGCAAAAGGTGGAACTTTTATTACTGAAGATATAGTGTATTCACCTGCTGGAATGAGTAGTGCAACTTTACTTTGATAATCTATACTTTCGGATGAATTCTTTCTTGTATCTGCAAGATAAAGTTGATCTATAGCCCTTTGTAAAATAACTGTATGATCTGTTCCGTCACCTTTTCCACCAAAGTCAGATAAAGATACATGATCATCTAATTTTTGTGTGATGGTCCTTTCTACAGGTGATCCTAAACTTGTTCCTGTTTGAACAATATCTTTTTTATAGGAATATTTTGCAACTAAAGATAAAATATCATCTTTCTCTGTAAGTATTTTAGTGTTGCCTACTGCCGGTGCACCTTCACTTACTGCACCATTACCTATATAAAGTTCTTGTGTGTCGATAGCCCAACCCATTTCACCTGAGGATAATTGAGGCAAGCCAGTACCTACATTTTTTTTACCTCTACGAAGTTGGATTCTAGATATTTGTATTACTGCCAATTTAATACTCCTGTTACTAGAAGTATTTATGCTTTATCGTAGTATCTATAAAGTCTGTCATACCATTCTTTACGCCAATCATCATATTCATCTGGCCATATATCAAATTGTTGGTATTGTAAATCTCTTGAACACATAAAAACATGACCCTCTTTAATATTAGTATTATATATTTCATTATGTGCTTCGGCATATGCTACTAGTTGTAAAAAATAATCAAATACCCATTCGGGTTTTTTTGGTTTATTTGTTTGTTTGAAATCCATTATAGCAGGGTTGCCTTTATACTGCCCAACTAAGTCGGTAGTACCTGCATACATTTGTGGCATATATAAATTTACTTCAGACCCCCATATTTCATCGACATGGGCTAAAGCATTTTCTTTAATTTGCCCTGCCATTTTATGTGCCTGTTGTGCATAAGGATTAGACCCGGGCTCTGCCCACATGTCTTTTTCTACATAATCCTCTAGATATTTGTGCATCCGGGTACCTACCCCCGCCGCCTCTGTAGTGATTTCTTTTGCTTTTTGTTCGCCCACACGTTTTTTCCATGCAATCAAGTGAGATTTATCTTTTGTTGCATCTAAGATTGTAGTAACCGATGGAACTTTATGACCATCGGGTGTAGCGTATAATCGTCTACCCTCTACACTTTTACGTTCTATTTCTTGATAATTATACCTTTGTGTCAACCGGCTCATCTGAATCCCATGCTTCGTGCTGATCAAAACGATCCATAAATGGATCCATAGTATAATATGGGTCGACCATACTATTTGGATCATCCTCTGCCGAAATAGATGTCACTTCAGGAACATAATGCCTTATCATGTTCTCTACACCCATTTTCAAAGTAATTGTGCTACTTGCACAACCACTACATGCCCCTCCTAGTATTAAATCAAGATGTCCGTCTTTATAGTTAACAAAATCAATTACACCACCGTGGCTGGCTACTGCTGGTTTAACGTTTGTTTCAATTAAGTGTTTAATTTGTTCGATGATTTCATCATCTGTTCTATCAGTCATATTGTCTCCTATTTTTTAATAGTAACAAAAAAAGAATATATTGTCAACCTAAATTAGTTGCACGTTGAGCCATTTGTCCAACTGTGTCAGTTCCGCCTGCCTGAGGTGTACTTAAATTATCTGTAGCATCAATTGCAAGTTCAATTTTTTCTTGGTCAAAATTACGTATTAATTTTTGTAATTGTGGATTAATGTCATAAAGTACTTTAAAAGTTTCATAATCAAACTGTGGATTATCTTGATACTTCATAAATTTGTCAAGTTGTTTCATTGTAATGGTAGTAGTACCTTTACTTTTCAAATGTCTAAATAATTCTATTAAGTTATTTGCAGTGGCGTCTTCGGTTACTTTTTTTTTGACGTAAGGGTCTTTTCAACGCTTTCTCTTGCAGGTCTACCAGCAGGTTCAGTCCCACCAGCGGCCGCCTGGTCTCCGCCAAAGTCGTCACCTTCTGCTTCTGCTTCTTGATCAACTGTTGGCTCCATTGGCATTTCTTCTGCACCCATATCTGCACCCATAGGTTCTGCAGGTGCTTCTCCTTCACCTGTTAAGAGTCCAACACTTTGAGTAAGGGAACCACGTGTTGCCTCCATTGCAGTATACATTGCTTCTAATGAAGGTTTTACTGTTTGTACATATCTTTCTGCTTGTTCTGATCCCATTTCGTCCCTAATAGCATCTGCAAGTTCCAACATTGATTCTGTTTGCATTTCAGCAGTATCTTCCATCCAGTTTGTAACTCTGTCTACCATGTCTTTTGCCGCCATTACTATTTCTGCTTGATCTTCTGCACCTTCAGTAACAGTAGTTTCTTCTAAATTAATAGAATCTACATCGCCTCTTTCATCAATTTCTGAATTTAAAACATCAAGCATTAATTTAGATCTTTGATAATTTTCGTTTTCTATCACTTCTGAAAAACCTTCAGTCATTTCAACTTGGCTAATTTGTGTTCTAAGTTTATTACGAGCGTCTACAAGTTGCTCTAAAGTAAATTTTCCTAAATTCAGCCTTTTTCCAAATTTCTCGGCCAATGATTCGTTGAGTTGTTTTGCTGTAACAGGTTTTGTAAATTCTCTAATATGCATTATACTGTTCCCTTGATGTTTTATATAATTATATTTATCAAATTGATGTCAATACTATGTCGTATAATTCGTCAATTATTATGTCTGCTTGTTCTTTACTTAGTTCATATCTTGCTTCTGCTACTGCTTTTTTGGATTCTGTAGCATTTTTACTGTAAATAGTATGTTCGTAGAACATACAATCATTGTTATGTTTTAATAATTTATCATCTAAATCAAATATTTTTGCATATCCATTATTTTTTACATATTTTAAAGCAAAACCAATAGCAGATGCTTTATGATGTAATGTGCCTAAAGGAATTTGTTTTTTACAATCAAATAATAAAAATCCTTTGGATTTAGAATATCTAATCACAACATTTGCAATACGTATGCTATTGCCTTTAACCAAAGGTAAAGGATGTTTTTTTAAGCCATCACTAATTAAATTTTCTAATTCACCAATTAAAGGGTTCATTCTTTACCACCATGATATTACCTTCGCTGTAAGTTTTCAAAACGAGACTTTTCCTTATTAAGTTTTCAATAATTCTTTGTTCTCTTTCTCCATATACATTTAAAGGAGTTACTGAATCCATTTTATCTAGTAAATTTTTTTCTTCATTAGATGTTTGTATTTCAAAACTGTTTATGAGTTCATTTAATTTCATGATGGTTATTTAATTGTACCAATTGTTTTTTGCAATTCGGAAATTTGTTTATCTATTTCCATTTTTTGTTTGTCAATATCTAATTTTTGTTGTTGTAATTCTTTTACCCTAGTTGTTAGATCTTGTTTTCTTTGCATCTTTGTTTGCATTAATTGTGCAGTTGCTTGTGCTTCTCTGTCTTGTTGCATCTTTTGACCTGGAGAAGTGCTTGGTACGGCACCCATTGGTGCTCCGGCAGGAGGAGTAGGTTGTTCAACTATGTAATCTGTAAAATCATTTATCTTCATTTTCGATTCATTGCCTTCACTCTAATACTTGCAGGATTTACCCTTTTAGTTCTTTTTGATTTCCTAGCCATTTTAGGTCCTAGTCTTGCTTTTGTAATTTTTAACCTTTGACGTTTTTTCACATCAGGTGGTGCAAAACATTGTCCTAAATCTGAAACCACTCTTCCTTTCCTTGGGCCTGTAGTGCATCTATACTTCCTTACAACTTTGTTTCCTCTTTTGGCAAAAGCCATTCTTTCTTCAAGGTCTTCTTCGTTGTTGTTTGATATAATATCTCTAAGTTGCATAATAAGCCTACAGTTGCATAATGATAACAACTATAGTAGATAATAGTCCAGCAACAATAGTGCCGCTTGCACCAATAATAACTTTTACAAGGCTTTGTTGTCCTGACGTCATTTTTTGTGAAATATCATCTAACTTTTCTTCAACTTTAGTAAGTCTACCATCTAATTGTTCATAACGAACAGCACACAAATCCACATGTGCTTCTAATGATTCCTTTTCTAAGTCTGTTGATGCAATAGCCATCTATACTCCAAAATTAATACAACAGGAAATAGCCTTTTTGTTACCTTTAATAGATGCCTAAGTGTTATCACTAATATATTTATCAAAACTCAAAAATAATATTTTTGTTCTCGCCTTTTGTTACAAATATATTATTATCTGTGCTACAAAATTCGTTCAAATCTGGTATATAAGGAACAAGATTAAAATCATTTATTAACATTTCCATTGTAATTGCTTCAGCATATTCAAATGCTACAGGTAAGCAATAACATGATCCAAAAGTATCATGTTCCATTACAAAAGGGTCTTTATTTAAAATAGGATTTACCCTCAAACCTATAGTTTGAAGAACAGTCAAATAATTTTGTTGTTGCTTCATTTTAAAAGGATCATCTCCTCTTCTAGCATTAGTTTTTGTAATATCAACTTTTGTAAATAAATTAAAATTCATAGTTATATTTTACAATGTCCTTAGCAAAAACATCTCCAACAATAGTTTTTAAATTATCATCATAATAATCTTTATAGTTTACTATTGTAGCATTTTTGTTATCAAAGGGCAAGTCTGAATGACAACCTGTGTAAGTTCTGATAATATCAAATTCATCTTCTAGTGTTTCATATGATAAAATTGTTGTGCAGTTATCGCCAAACCAATCATATTGGGGAGTACATACTCTATACCAAGTAGATAAACTTTTAAAGTCAGGATGAAATGTTAAGCCGGCTTGTTGATAAGGTTGAAATTGGTTGGTAATCCATTCTTGAAATGATTGACCTTGATTTGCAAAGCGATACCAACTTACCAATCTATCCCACGGATTTCTAACCACGCCAAAAACAAATTTACAGGTTGGAAACAATTCAAAAAATTCTATGTGATTTCCATGCTTTCTAAGATCTATACAATCAAAATTGTCTTTCATCCAATTTGTTATACTTGTTCCTGCGGACTTAGGATTATGAATGAATCCTACGTCTATATCTCTAGCATATATCATATGCTATTTACAGTCATAAAAAAAGCGCCACTATAAAAGTGACGCTTTAATTTTTTGATGGTATCAAATATTATGATACTACGATTGCAGATCCTGCGGTTACAGTTGTGTCTGTACCAATACCATCAAGGGCTTCAAGCCTTCTTGCGATTGATGCCGCGTCATTACCGTGAGCATGCATAATTACAGAAATTACACCTGTGTTATCGTTTGGAGCATGAGCCATAATTGGGTTCAATTCTCTTAGGATAAGATCATACATAGATCCTGATGATCCGTCGTTTGCACGTAGATCTACTGGTGCGTCATCTGTTCCGTCTGAAGCAGAGTCAACTCCGATTACGAATGCCGCAATATCTGAAGTTTTCTCTAGTGTACCAACTGCGTTGGCGCCGCCATTTACTGGGGTTACGTCATAAGTTACTGCCATTTTAATCTCCTTGTTCTCTAAATGGACAATGCTTGTTCTCTAAGCATTATTAACACTTATATTTACCTATTAGGAGTAAAAAGGCCTATTTACGGGCATTTTTTGCACGATTATTCAGTTGTCTTAGTTGTTCTACGAAGCCTGGACCTGCTCTAACTATGTTATCAACCATAGTAACAATAGGCAAATAACTTGCTATCAATACACTAGGTATACTTTTACCTTCTTCTGCATAGTCTAAAAACTTTTTTGCTAGAGGTATCTTATTCACAGGTAAAAGCATTCTATAAAATCTTCTTTCATTATCAACAGCAAGTTTATTACTATCAGATATATCAGGTTCAGGACTTGTTAAAGTTGGATTTTCTAAATTTGCTTTACTTACAAGGTCTTGGAATTGTTTTGTAATATCACTATCTGGTAATTTTGCTCTAACTGCAAAAACTAATCTTGTTGCAGTATTGGCTCTATCTTTTGGTGATATTCTCATAAAATTTTCTATGTTACGTCTTAAAGATTTATACTCACTATTTACAATTCTTAGCGAAGATTCTATTCTTTGTAAAGGACTTGTTTCTCCTAGTGTAGGAGTTCTATTTTTTGCAATGTCAAACAAATGTCTTTTTATCATAGACATAGGAAGTTTTGTAAACTGTCTAAACTTTTTTGCTTCTATTGGATTTTTTAATTTTTCTTGTGCTTCATCTGGACCTGTAACAAAATATAAAAAATTATGTAAATCTGTATTGCCTATCCTAAAAGTTTGAAAATCTCCTCTAACAGTTTTTTGTGCATAACTTGATGCTAATTGGTCTGCTGATCTATAATATCGCATAACCTGTAAAACTAAAAATAAAAGCATAATTCTATCTTTACAATCGTTATAAGATAAGTTTAAACGATTAGCACCATCTCTAGTCATTCTTGCTTCTTCTAACTCTTGAATAAAAGAATATTTAGAGTTTGTTTGTTCTTTAGGTATTTCTGTTTCCATTATCTTCTTACTGCTCTATTTGCTTTTGAGAAATATGCTCTGGGTACTAATTTTATATCTCCATTAGGACTTGCAAGAACATATCCTTCTCCACCTGAATCATTTCCTATAAATTGTTTTACAGGTGATTCTTGTTGATCTAATTGTCTTATAATATCGTCTTTTACTGCCATTATACCATTTACTATTTCCCACAATGCAGAATAACTTTCTTGATTAGATAAGATATGATTTTTAATTCTTTCTTGTTTTACTGCTGTAACTTTACTTTTTGCAAGCCAACGCATAAAATCTTTTCCTAAATCTCCTAATCCTGTATCAACTTTGCTATTAGTATATGTATACAAAATAGTTCCTAGGTCTGACATTTTTTGACTTTTTAACATTGCAGGATCTAAAAATCTATCTAAATTTATAGCCTGTTTATTAATTAATTGCTCTAATTGTTTTATTGATGTATCATCTATATCAACAGGTGCTTGGGCTGTCATTGGTGGAACTGCTAGTACATTTGCATTTAAAGGTGGAATATCTTTCAAAGGATGTTCTGTTCCATCTTGATCTACTCTCCTATGCACAACTACGCCGGCAGTACTTTTTGCAATTTGTTGTCCTATTTTACTGTCTACTGAAACTTTATAAGTTACTATTTGAGGTTTAAAAACAAATGAACCATCTTGTTGTTGTGGTGTTGTATAATACAATAGGTCACCTTTAAAAAATCCTTCATAAGATTTATCAAATGCTTTTTCAAACACATTAAACAAGTCGCCCATTTTTTCAGCAAACTGTTGTCTATCAGGTGTTACAGGCTTACCTTTCATTCTTGCTATAAGCATTTTTGATAAGTCTTCTCCTGTTTTTGGTCTGCCATCATAACCTTTTGCAATGAAGCCACCTTTATCAGTTAATATAAATTCTCCTTGTGCATTCCTTCCAAATATAATTGCTGGTGATCCGTCCCACTTTATTGTTACATCATTGTGTCCATCTTTTTCTAAGTTTTTTAATCCTTCTAATGCTCTCCTTGCACCAGCACCTCCTTCAAAAAACACAAGATCTTCAGCATGTTGAATCCTTGCACCTTCATTTACAATTTTCATAAAAGGCTTATTAAATTCTCTAAATCTCATGCCCAATTCCTAATTTGTTTTGCTCCACGAAGCCCATCATATCTTCCTACGCCTGCAAGTTTTCTACCATACCAAGGTTGCCAACTTTGTTTTACTGCGGCATCTAATGCAAATCTAATTTGATTTGTAATTCCTTCTTCTGTGTTATCTTGAGTTAAATCTCTTCCAGTCTTCTTTTGGTATATATTTCCTAGTCCACCGCCAATATATAATTGGTAAGGACCAAAACTTGCTTCTTTACCGCCAAGGCTTCCTTTTCCGCTTCTGTTAATATTTGATTGATAAGATCCTGCACCTTCTGATCTAAATATAGCAATGGCTACCCTTGGATCAATACCTCGAAGCATAGATTCTTTTTTAATAATTTGCTCAATTTCTTTTTGTGTTAAATCTGCAGGATAACCTGGAGATACAAAATCCTCATCTCCTGATGCTGTTTTGCCTACATTAGATGTTGTAGGATTGCTAACTTTTTTTGCAGTTTGTAGTTTTGCAATGTCTTTAGAACTTACAGAGTTTCCATCGCCGATTATTTGATTATCTTTTTTAAAGGCCGCTACTGCTTTTGCAGTTCTTGGACCATACATACCATCAATTCCTGTGCTTCCTACACTATAACCAAGTGCTTCTAATCTTTGTTGCATGGCTTTGACAGCATCTCTTTGTTCTCTAGGATAAGGAGGACCCTTTTTCAATCCTTGATCTATCTCCATTTTAAATTCAAAAAATCTCATCCGTCTAACCTATTGTTAATTACAGACCAATCTATTATTTTTAAAATGTTCTGTAAATATTTTTTCTTTGCATCTTTGGCAGGTACATAATCAGTGAAACTATGTTCCCACATATCAATTGGCATTAGTATATCAGTTTTGTAACTTTGATTAGGTGTGGTTTTTAAGGTACCATTTTTGCTCATATATACCCAACCACTGCCTTGTATTCCCATTGCTGTCTTTACCAACTCTTCTGAAAAGTTTTTTATATTATCAAACTTGTCTTCTATCATTTCTTTAATTTTTCCTATTGGTGCATTTGCACCTGCAGGTTTTTTTAGTTGTGTCCAAAACAAGTTGTGTAATTTTGCTCCGCCATAATTAAAATCAGGATCTCCTTCTTTAGCATTATATCTGTTGACATAACCTTTTGTTAAAACATTGTAATGATATTTTATATTGTCTTCTGAAAGTACAGGAGTAAGATCCGTCATTTTGTATGGCAGTTTTTCAAGTTCAATCTTTTGTTCTTTTGCTTCATGCAAGGTTACTTCGTTGAGTCTCATTAGCAAATCATCCTAACACTATTTAAATTCAATCCAGCAAGTTCTTTTATTCTTGATAATTCACTTTCAGGTAATTGTAGATTATTTTTAGCAAAAGTTTCTTTTGCATCTGCTACTAATGCATCATAATTAGGCAAAGTTTTTGCTTTTGTAATAATACTTTCAACTGATTCTAAGTCGTCCTTTTGTGCAGTAGGACCTAATAATTTTTGTGCAATTTCTACAGGATCACTGCTTATAAGTTCTCCAGTTTCTCTGTTGAGAAGTCCTTTATTCACAGACCATTTCATACCTAATGCACTAGCAATGCTTGCCATAAGTATTTGCCTATGTACACCTTTGTATGGACTATCTCCTGTTGCACCACGTAAACTCCATTTCATCCATTTAGGATCACCAAACATTAGATCAGATTGAACAAATCCATTCTTTTCATCACCATTTATTGGAGTCAAGAAATGAACTGATATGCCAGATTTTCTAATCCATTGCTTAGGGTCTTTTCCATTCCTTTCACACCAAACTGCTAATCTTTTAACCAAATCATCTTTAGACACTTCATTTTGATTCACAGCAACATCTAAATCTCCACTTGTATCTTTTTTGCCTGTGGTACCTAACATAAAGTCTTCATGTGGTAATCCAGTTATTTTTTCTAACCATCGTAAAGTTGGAATGACATCATCACGATTTATTCGTTGAGTGACTATATTTCCATCTTTGTCTTTAAATATATTACCACCTTCTTTTAAAATCATCTTTTGCCTTCTATAATTTTTGTCATTCCTATTTTATATTTTCTTGGAGATCCTGCACGGATGCTATTTAGAAATCTTCTTTCTAATTCGTTAGCAGTTTCTTTTGGATAGGTTTTATGTATTCTTTCTATTAAATTGATTGCACTTTCAATGAGATTAGAACCAGTAGATTGTATAAACTCGTCACCACTTGAGCCAATATGTACTGTACTCAGTTCTTGCAGAATACTTCTTGTTTGTTTTTTCATATAGGATCTCTCTTCTAATATATTTATGTCAATAATAGTTATATCTTTTTAAAACTAAATACTGCACATAGGAGGGCAATGATGATAAGTGAAATGACATTTAAAGAACGTTCTTTGTTATTTGCAAAACTTGCTAAAATATCATATTTTAACGCAGATGAAGCCAAAAGTCAAGCAAAGAAACTAAAATTTACCACTACAGAGTTTTATGATAAAGACGGTGCTCAAGCATATAGATTTCAAAACAAAGATGATTTAGTTATTGCTTGCCGTGGTACTCAACCGACAGAATGGAATGATATAAAAGCAGACCTCAGAGCAATGCCTGTATTAGCTGAAACAGTGAGTAGAGTGCATAAAGGCTTTAAAGCTGAAGTAGACGAACTTTGGCCAATGGTATTAGAAGATTTACAAAGAAAAACAAATCAAAACAAAAAGATTTGGTTTTGTGGACATAGTTTAGGAGCCGCAATGGCTACTATTATGGCAAGCAGATGTCATTTATATGAAGATATAGCACCTGTAGAAGAACTTTATACTTATGGCTCACCAAGAGTAGGATGGAAAAAGTATTGTAGATCATTAGGTGTAATACATCATAGATGGAGAAATAATAACGATATTGTAACCAAGGTTCCTTTTAAAATAATGGGTTATGCTCATGATGGAAAGTTACATTATATTACAAATGATAATAAAATGGGCAAACCTGGCATAAGTGATTGGTGGAATGGTGTATGGCAAGGATTGAAACAAGGTAGATTTGATTCTATAGGTGATCATGATATCCA